GCATCCAGGGTCATAATCGTGCCACTCTAGAATTTCGTCGGGCTGACCATCGTCCTCGTCCGTTTCCTCGTCATCAAAACCAAAGGAATTGTAAAAATCCTTTACATCGGACTCGGACATATAGTTAAGAAGGTCCCGGATCAATTCATCTCGATCCCAAAGACATTCATCAACCATTTCGATTATCTTATTCGTGTATTTACGGACCATTTTCATCACCTCAGTTGTAAGAAGTAAAGTCGCCAGGAGCATCCTCACCGAAAAACTTTTCAAGGACACTCTCAACAAACCACATACCAACTTCGACCGGCATACGCTCATTTACATATTCAAGGACGTCTCGGTCAGACATTACACCGGGTTCCGACATAGCATCAATCACTAGATTTTCTGCCATAAGAACCAAATCAGACATACGTGACATATTAGTCCTCCGAATTAGAGAAGATGGTGAGAATAGCAAGAAAGCAGATAGGACCGCCTAGCATTGATATAAAAATCTGAAAGGGAAGGATATCCCAATCGGTTTCATCTTTTAGATAGATGTCGGGATATGTGCGTTTCATTAGATACATAAAAACGCCCTGACCGATTAGACCGACGATAACCCAAGCTAGAATGAAAAGCATTTATATCTCCTTGTTCCAACCAACTTGAAGATAACCATATAGAGCCATATCACGATTGAAAATTTTATACCTCATTTTGGCGGTACGTTCGGACAAACCATAAAACGTATGCCGCTTACCATGCTTATCGACAAAAAAGAAAGAATACACTTTGTTGCTCCATATACGATTGATTGTTTCCGCATCGATAAACTTAACTTTCATTTTATTTCTCCTTACGCATTCCAGCCGAGCATATCTTCCAGAGCCTTCTGGTCGATGGTGTTAGCATTAGCAGAACCGATCCACTTATTGATATGCTTGGACGTGGTGCGAGAAAACTTGGTAGCGGTACGGAAATAACCCATGCCGCAGATATAGACTGCCACAGGCGTCTTGTAAGAAATAAGAAAGCGGTTATAACCGTGCTGGATTTCAAGCTGGTTGGAACCGATGGACTGGGCACGAATAGCGATGGATGACATGTTAGATCCTTTCTCGATTATGGGAATATATTAACACATAGGAAGGAAAGAGTCAATGGGAATCGTTTGTAAACAACTGCGACAGGATGTCGCACCTTAGGCATAGCCGTTTACATTCCTCCAGAGCGGGCTGGAGAAACCGAGCATTGGACAGCTATATACGCACCAAAACGACCAGGACCGCTCTCCAGCCGTCGCTGGCCTCAGGCGATCCTGGTCTATAAGCACCCATTGGAATATAGAATGCGCTCCGAATGTCTACAGATCAAAGTCTATAGTTTTGGTAGCCTTTTGCGATTGTATACAGTTTTCTTGTCTACAATCACCTTTTGTCTACATTGAGGTTGTCGGAGTGCTTTCGCTACTGGATTCGGTTTTCGTTTCATTTTACCCCTTCACATTCTATGTTTACTAAATAGTAATGTCCGTCACGGTGTTGACGCACCCACGGACTCTAATACTGTATAGGAGTATCAGCAATGTTATTTATATCCAACAAGTATACCACTTGGTATTTCTCCCTTATAGAGAATCGCAAATCAACTATTCCAGAAGGATATGTTGAGAAGCATCATATTATCCCCAAATCTATCGGAGGAACCGATGACTCCGATAATCTTGTCGCATTGACCGCAAGAGAACATTTTTTAGCACATTGGTTACTAACCAAAATGACTAAAGATAATGAACAAGTAAAAATGAAACATGCTTTGGGTGGAATGACTGGTAATAATCACAATGGAAGGACTCTATCATCTTATCAATATGCGATTTGTAGGCAATCATTTAGTGAAGCACGAAAAGGCGTTATTTCACCCCATATGCTAAGATCGGGTGAAGATCATCATATGTTCGGAAAGAAAAGACCAAGACAATCACTCCTTATGAGCGGTGAAAATAATCCAAACTATGGCAAGTTTGGTGAAAATCACCACTGTTATGGTAAGAAACATAAAGACGATAGGACAGAGAGAATGACTAAAACTTTACAGTCATTAGGCAAACTACCCTGTCCTAACTGTGGCGAAATGATTTCACCGTTGAACAGTCAACACAAAAGACGTTGTATCAACCTTTGATGTTGACCACCTGACGGAGACGGTGGACAATCTCAACAAGGTCATCCTGGGCAGCCATGACCGCACCGATATCCTTGTAAGCAGCCGGCGACTCGTCGATAACATCGGCATCCTTACGGCACTCGATACCCTCGGTCGCCTTGATATGATCCTCTAGCGTGATAGCCTTACGTGCCGCATTGCGAGACATACGACGACCAGCGCCGTGAGAACATGAACAAAACGACTCATGATTACCAAGACCACGAACGATAAACGAACCCGTTCCCATCGAACCCGGTATGATACCGAGGTCGTTCTTACGAGCCCGAACAGCACCCTTGCGGGTCACATACACATTTTCTCCAAAGTGGTTCTCCTTGGAGATATAGTTGTGATGGCAGTTCACAGCCTTTTCGTCAGATACAACGAATGCCGGCAAACGCCCACGAAGAACCTTTAGCACAGCGTCCATCATAACCTGACGGTTGAGGGCAGCAAACTCCTGTGCCCACGATACAGCCTCCACATAATCATCGAATAGCGTCGTGTTTTCTACCAGATAGGACAAGTCCTGATCCGGCAGATACGGCAAGATATGATAGCGTTCCATCTCACGCTTTGCAGCTTCGATGAAATACTGACCTATCTTGTTACCAACACCACGAGAACCAGAGTGTAGCATTACCCACACATAGTCGGCCTCGTCCAGACACAATTCGATAAAGTGATTACCCGTGCCAAGCGTTCCCATAAACTCGAAGGTCTTATGAGAAGCAATCTTCGGATGCTTTGCTAAGATAGCGTCATAACGAGACTTCAACACCGCCCAAGCATCTATGGCAGAACGGGACGCAAAGTTCGAGTTCCACGTTCCTTCGTCGTTCTTACCACCGTTGTCCGTGCGACCATGCGGCACTGCGGCCTCGATAGCAGAACGAAGCGGAGCAAGATTATCCGGTAAATCGTTCGCCGTCAGTGACAAGCGAACAGCCATCATACCGCAACCGATATCAACACCAACCGCAGCCGGAACCACAGCACCCTTCGTTGCTATAACAGAACCAACCGTAGCACCCTTGCCAAGATGAACGTCCGGCATAACCGCTACATGCTTATACACGAACGGCAAGGACGCTATATTTTCCAACTGCGTGCGAGCGTCGGCTTCGACCTCAACACCTTCGCACCACATCTTGAGCGGCGCACCACGACCTTGGACGAACTGATAAGCCATTTTATTTCTCCTAACGAGCCTCTACATAAAAATCGGGCTTGATATACTTATTGAGATAATACTTTTTATATCGTTCAACAGCAACCCGTGAAATGCCACGGAATGTTATGGTCGTGCTATCAACAAAATAGACCGACAGATTGTAGGTTTTCACATTAGCCATTTTATTTCTCCACACAGACATACTGGATCATAGCCTGATGATACTTATCAGGATATATACGAATAAGGGCTTCACCCGCCGCTTTACATTTGTCTAGCGAACTAAACTCCGCAGTAATTCCTGCCTTATAATATAAAAGAGCGATTAGAACGTAGGTCATTATTCTTTCACTCCTTCAGGAAGCATCCAAATGTTTACACCGTGAACCATAAAGTCCTTGGCATCTTTAAGTCCATACCCAGTAGCATGACGCACAGCCTTAATGGCATTGATGAACATGCGATATTCTTTTGAAGCATGAGTACGAATCTTTAGATCATACTTAATACCACGCAGAAGTCCCATAAGGACAGCGTTCTGTAAGTCCTCGCCCATTCCTTCTTTCAGTGAACGCCACATCTTCATGCCCTGCTCGTCTCCGTAATACTTTGTGATATCACGGAGAAGGTTGCGAGCACTAACAATAAGACTTGTAGGAAGCTCAGCCATAATATTGAACCTTTTCTTCTAGCCACTTTTTATAATCGTCGTGACTGAGATAATATTCAAGCACTACTTCAATAGCATCTCTCAAGTCATCCTCCTCTGGCATGGGATTTACAGCCATTGAACGATAATCATGTTTTAGATTTTCTACAACCAAATAGTCCACTTGGTCTTGATCTAAATCAACTGTCATTATCCTCTTCATGTTCCTCATCCTCATATAGTTCGTTTATAGTCTTCTCGTATTCAGTAGGTAGGCGTTCGCATGTTACGCTCTCACTGTAGTAGCCGTTTGAAGTTCCCAACCAACGAACAGTTACAGATCCCTTAATGGTACGAAAGTTATAGAAAGTCCAAGTGGCACTTTCATAATCCGCACCACCGTCCTGCGAGTCCTCACGAGCCTCAAGAATTGGCACTCCTACAAGGTCGTTAAGATCACCTACAATGTCCTCAATGCGAACACTCTCGCAACAATCCTGCTCGTGATAGAACTTAAAGGAAGGAGTATCGCCTGCTCCAACGAACAAGAGAACATCGTTGTCCTTTTCACCCTCGACATGGTGAAAGGTTAATCCTTCCATTTGGCTTAGATTATCAGCAAAATACTTCATTCTACAACCTCAACTCTATCTTCTGCCTTCATATACCAATCGGGAGCAGTATCGCTAACATTAGTCATTATCTATCTCCTTCTCATGCCAATCGACGAGGATGCTTTCCTTGCAATGCATGTCTCTTTGCCATTGTATGGCATGGTTAAAATCCCAAAGCACACCATTGGTCGCCTCAAGAGAACTATCCGCGGTAACTACATAAACGTATCTGCGTTCTTCCACTAGTGTCACTTCATACGTCGTCATTCAGGCACCATCCAAATGTTTACACCGTGAACCATAAAGGTCTTAGTGTAGATTACGACACCGACATTACCATAAAGTTCGGCAACAGTCGGCAGAAGTTCGGTGACAGGAACATAAACAGTTTTGTCCAGATTTGCTTCTGCCATTTCTCACCTATTGATTTGCCGAGTCGTCAAAAGCATTGACGTTCGGAACTGTATATTCATTGCCAGTCGCAAAGATGACCGTGTCGCCTTCAACAACTTCCGCAACCGCACGAAGGTCCCAAAAGCGATGCCAGAAGTCCGGCTTGCCAAAGACCTTGAGGGCGTTATATACACGCTCGTCCTTGAAACCGACAAAGTGGACAGCCATCGTTTCCTCATTTCTCATTCTATGGACATATTATAGCACAAGGAATGGAAGATGCAAGCGAAATCGTATGTAAACGGGTGCGACATTCTGTCGCACCCTTAGTCTATTGATTTTGTAGCAAGATTGTATTAGGCACATACCAAATGCTGGATGCGGTATATGGGCAGGTACTATAATCATAACTCACCCGAATTCCAGCACCATAGAGACTGACATAAAACCGAGCCATTAGTTTACTCCATCAAGAGCCATGATAAGAACGATACCGAAGATTAGACCGACAGTAACAACACCAAGGGCCATAATCTGAACCATTTTACTTTCGTCTAACATTTTAGTCCTCCAGAGTGCCAGGAACAACCCATATTGAACATGAAGTAAACATATTACCACCAAAGCTAGCATATGCTACACAATGACCATATGAAGGAATATACCTATGAATAACCATATCATGCCTCCAAAGTTCCGGGAACAACCCAATAAGATTGATGATCACTATTAGCAGCATATGCCACAACATGACCAAACACACCGAGATTGGCGTATATCATCAGATGATTAACATATACTATCATATCAATCCTCCAGAGTGCCGGGAACAATCCAATAAGAGATATCAGCATCGGGATAGATTTCATCCTGAAGCCAGGTGATAGCAGAATAACCACGGTGACCATCGTGATAGATAGAATAGAAAACTGTCATTTCAGACCTCCGTCAGAATAGCGACAAGCGCAAGAGATATAGGCGCACCGAATAGAACGAAAAAGAGAATAACGTCGGACACTATCGGTTCTCCGCATTAGAGATAAGATCGGGATATAACCACACACAAACACCGTGCCAAATCAACTGGTGCTCGGCCCAGTTATTGATCTGGGCAATGATGTGAACTGGGATATTATTCATTATGCAGCCTCCTGACCGAGTTTATCCGTATCATACACAATCGACTCGCCGAGAAAGTCTTCGTTGGCACGGGCACCAACTACACGGCGAGAGATAATATAACGACCATACGCTTCACCCTCAAAATCGACCAGAGCCGATTGGGCATCTGCCAGCGAATAATAAACGCCGAGCATATAATCACCCTCATAATCGATGCAACCGAAGAGAACGAAAACTTCCATCACTTATCTCCTACTTTGATATTTTTACCAACCGTGAAACCACGCTTCGGACGTTTAGACGATTTCACCTTGGTGATTTTACCACCGTTTTCAGCCCAACGAAGAAGGGCGAGACGCAAAACCACATCTTTGCCGTCTTGGTTTTTGATATGAAAGCGAGTATTTGACATGTTGGAACCTTTCTCGATTATGGGAATATATTAGCACATCGGAACGGAAGGGTCAACCAAAATCGTTTGTCAACGACTGCGACAGGTTGTCGCACATTGATCGCAGTCGTTGACATTCTTCTATCAAATATCAACATAGCGAATGGTAACATTGTCGATATTATATTCAACAATTTCGACGCTATATTGATCTAGATCAATCTTTTCTAAGACTTCTAGTAATACTTCTACGGATTCACGAAACTCTTTTGCTTCGGTCAGATTGTTGAATAACGGATCAAACTCTTGACGGATATTGTCGTTTATGTGATCATAAACAAGAATGGAATAATAGTTGGACATGATTTTTCCTTTCATCATAGGAACATAATACCACGGTAAAAGGAAGGAGTCAATAGAAATCTAATTGTAAACAGTGCGACAGGATGTCGCACCTCAGCTATTGCCAAGCTCAAGGCTCCGGCGCATCTTCCAGACCAGCTTTCTTTCTAGCTGATAAACCCGTGCCTGCGACAGGCCAAGCTCCTCGGCGATGGCATCGATGGTCTGGTTCTGATAGAAACGACGGACGGCGATGAATTGTAAACGTGGGCTAAGGCATTCGATAGCCCGTTTACAGACAACCTTACGGTCAAGGTCATGCATATTGATAAGTTGGAGAAAAGTTTCGTTTACCATTATCGGACGTCCGTATTGAGGGCAGGAGAGAGTTCACGGATAAGCTCACGCTCACGGATATGGGCAGCGGACTTGCCACGCACCACTTCGTAATAGCAGACTTCAAATGCGTCTGGACCATACTTGCGGATCGCTTTACATAGGGCCCAGTCACGTCCCTCGGTCAGGGCACGGTTTACATGCTTCTGCCAGCGACGGATAACAGACTTGGACACAGCCGACTTGTCTACATACGTCACGCCGATATATTCCAGTCCGTTTACAGACAAGGAATAGATGACATGCTTACGGTCGGTGCGGGCTTTGCGCTTCTTGATCATGGTCACATTATAGCACAATGGAACCGAGATGCAAGCGAAATCGTTTGTAAACGAGTGCGACAGGTTGTCGCACCTCTAAGTGACTGATTTCATTAATGATTTTATAAGTGATTGATTATAAAGCGATTTTATCTTAGTCAATTCTTCGATAGTATCAGATACTCCGCATTAGGTTCATTGACCTCGTTTTTACAATTACCTGACTTGATTGCAAATGTCTGACTATTTGGTTTATGATCAAACTTAAATATATTTATCAGTTTTTGATGATCGCCAATAATTTCTATTAGGTTATCTATCTTTACTTTGGAACGATTACTATATGATATAAGTGTGTATTCTGTATCAAACTTTGTCAATAAAGATTTGAAAGAATCCTCGACGACAGAATTGTTTGTGCTTTCAAATTCCGAGATAGCACCTTTGATCTTATCACTCGATACATCATATCTTCTTTTAGACGATCCGACTAAAACAGGACAGTCGTTCTTACATACTGTTGTCCATAGATGATAATAAGAAAAGTATCTTACTCGGGTCGTCTTTGTTTTTTCATTTGATGTTCCATATGGAGGATCGAAGTAGCAAAGATCAAAACTATCCTTAACATCGAAGACATTTTTAGTATAAACTCTATGATCTAGATTATCTATTACATAGTTAGGAACTTTAAGATGTAAAGGTTTATACGTTTTTGAAGACCAATTCTTTAGATATGAGACCTGATGACCCATATCATTTGATACATTATCTAGAGCCAACAACAGACTTGTTAATAACACGGATTTATCTATACAATCCATTGGATAAAGAATGTCTATCTCATTTCTAATTGCATCCAATTTTTCCGTAACATGCATTTGGAACGGTCTTTTAAAGCCATCTTCTTGAATCGAAGATCCATCTCTATCATAACCTCCGTAATTGATAGAGAACCATCCAACTGTTGGCGTTAAACTATTTAAATGATCTACAATAGACTTATAATAACTATGAGGCTGTCTTGCTAACAAATAACATTCGGCAATATGTTTGGAATAGATTGCCATATCATTGCTAGTCGTAACGAATCCTTTGTGTTTGAAAAACTGTGAGACTCTGGTGCTACCAGAAAATCCATCGAGGACATTTTTTAAAGAAATGTCCTCAAGAATTAGATCAATCTTTGGTAGTATCTTATTCTTACTGCCAGAGTATCTTATAGATTCATATCTCATTAACTATTTTTCCCACTCTTGAAACCCATGATAGAGGATAATTGATTGTATGTTCTTTATTCTTCGAATTGGCACCACGGCGAGTTAGATTGTCTTCTGTGTAATCTAGAAATGCCGTGGTACTTACCTTATAAATGTATTTGAGTGTTAGTCCTTCAAACACACCACAATAAAATGCTTTATTTCTGGTGATGCGTTCAAGACTATCAGGCTTTCTTTCAGGATCGGAGAACATGCAATCGATAGCAAAAGTTCCCGACTTTTTTCCATTGTTAGCAACTTTTTCCTGACAAGAAAGATACTCATAATAATTGATACCATCAGTAGCATCGGGGAGATGCTTGTTCTTAATGATCTTATGACCAAGACTATCTGCCATGATAACTTCTTTGATAAGACCTGGTTGTGTAATGTTATCAATTCCAGATTTTCTGAAAAGTTCTTGTGCTTTGTTTAGATGTTTAATTGCTTCACGAATGTCATCTGTAACATCGATCAGAATAGCGGATTCACTTATATTTCTCATAACGACACCTTATAAAGTTATTCAATGCTCGTAAAATTCGTCCACTTCGTCGTAATCATCGACATGTTCCATCCACGCCTTGGTCAGATTCCGAATAGGACGCTTCTTGGTCATGTCAGTCTGCGGACGCTCAATTCGCTTTCCGCCATACTTCTTGTCCTCTTCATATAGATCGACATAGAGAGGATCGATTTTGCGAGTTGGAGTCTTATTTTTCATAGAATGATATCCATGTTATGTTGGTAGCAGACCTTCGAATGCTTCACTAACGATTGCTGGCGTTAGATATGGCACCTTTAGATCCTTTCTAATCATGTTAGCATACACCTCGGCCTCTTTTGGCTCCAGTGATTCAAGAATCTGAATCAATAGTTCCTCTTTGCGCTTTTCTGTCAAAGTAGGAGGACACTGAGGATGATCCTTCACAAAAAGATATACACGGCGCAAGGCGTCAGTGATATGATTATAAGACATACCTGGCGGCACATCTTCGCTCTTGTATTCTGGGATTTTCTTGATACAAAATTCCACGTTAGGTGAGAATGCTCCCTGTAGAACACTCATTAGAGCAAAGTTTTTGTTTTTGCGAAGAACCTCAATTCTCTCCGCCTTTGTTTTAGCGTTTTTGAAATCATCAAAAACTTCATACACATTCTTAATAGCCATTAGAAGTCTCCTATTGACTCAATCATTGCCTTGAGTCCTTTGTCAATAAAATAGTTTAGCATCTTCTCTTTTGTAGCAGGCTTTGATTCCTCAAAAGCCACTACAATCTTCTTCTGAATTTCATCAGGTATATAGTCAAAATCAACCAGCATTTGATTACGCTTAAACCCACGAAGCATATCAGCGTTACAAAAATCCGTGGCATCTTTCTGAACCCATTCAGAGAGTTTCTTACTGTTTATCGGCTTCTGACGTTCACCAGCGGCAAAGCAGTTGTCAGGCGATAGAAAGTTTGGAATACCATCACCACGATCACCCTTTAGAATATGCTCACGAATGAACGTCTTAGGATCATCAATCTTGATGAACCGCTTTAGAATAGGAGAATACTGTGAAACGTTTGGATACTTCTGTAGTTGTGCGAAGTCTTTGTCCGATGACAAAATGAGAACACTGCCATGCGGAGCCAACCGAGCGGTTAGAACGGCAATAACATCGTCGGCTTCGGCACCTTCGACATTTAGAGTCTTATAGGGAAAGTTGTCACGCAGTTCATCTCGGAGACGATTTAGAACATCAAAGATCATGTTCCAATCCAGACCAGATGCCTCTCGGTCGTGCTTACGATGCGCCTTGTAGAAAGGAAACACATCACGGCGCCAGTAATGCTTGGAGTCGCAGCAAAGAATAACGTTATTGTATTTCGACCGAAACTGTTTTACATTGGATCGGATTGTATTGATACACATATGGCGAATAAGGTCTTCGCTCATTTCATGTTGTTTGGCCACAAACTTTAGATGCTGCATCAAGTTTGAGATAAGAACCTGGTTAAGGTCGATTAGCATGTAAGACATAATATTTCCTTATTGAGTGAATAGATACTATATCACTCTTCCTCGTCAGTGTCAAGATTATCTTTTGCTTGTGTCAATTCCAACATAATCTTTTCGATCTTTTCCTTAATCTCTTCCTTGGTCATTCCTTCACCACCTTCGATTAGCTTGACATTGTTATCCACAAAGTCATGGAGATGATGATCGATTCCAAATGACCGATATACACAAGCCTTGAGTGCGTCCGCTACCAGAACAAAGTCTTTGGAGAACTGTTTGTTTTCCACTTCGACCATACAGTTGTCAAGTTCCGTGATTAGCATTCCCGTTAGGTCATCAACAATAGCATCGGCCAACTTTTGGTCAGCCTTTGCTTGTCGTGCTATAAGATGCTCTTGTGGAACTTCTCGAACCACCTTATGTTTTGGAAACTCGATTACTTTGTCGGTCATTTGTTATCCTTGAAAACTGATTTGTCATTGTAACAAGTATACGTCACATAGCTCCATATTCTGTTAGCATAGTAGAAAGCAGCCTTTTCTGTAATATAAAGCATGTTATCACGAAACGGAGAACTCTCGATATTTAGAAACCTCTCGCCCATTCTCATACACGCTGCCACAATATTGTCCGTGATATCTTCTCGGTCAATATATCGAAACGGACATCTATTAGATGCTAGATGCTTTTCTAAGGAGGCATCGGTATCTGTAACAACAAACACTCCGTTGGAATCAAGCACTCGCCGAACTTCAATCAAAAACAGTTGAGGGTTATCATAACAATGCATCGACTCAACATTTGTTACGATATCGAACGTAGAGTTATTGAACGATATGTTATGAGCATCCATAACATAATAAGAATCGTCCTTGAATACCCTATTAGCAAACGAGATATTGTCCTCGCTGATATCGATCCCTGTGGCGCCAGCGAAACCATAGTTTCCTGTTTTGAACATATTGACCGCACCGCCACGACCACAACCAACGTCCAGAATATTCTTGTTTTCGGTCACAAGATTTTTCAGTAGATGTTGGTATAGGGATTTCTGATAGCCATTGAAGTAGTCGGATGATAGATCGACCTCAGGATCTTCTGTATAATATCCATGATTGAAAAAGGTCAGGATATCAGGACAGATTTCATTGAAGTGTTTATAATGTTGTATTGTATCTAACGGGTTCATTTTACTACTCTCAATAGAAGTGTATCAGTGTTGATACGACCAGTTGCTTTTTGTTCTGTTGTGGTGATGTTATCCATAACCTTGCGAAGATAGATTTTGCCACCTTCGAGAAGAGGTTTGATTACCGCTTCTGGCTTACGGAGTTTCTTTGTGACCGAAGTTGTCTCGTCAAATCCTGTAAGCGTAGACCCTCTGACCGAAAGGCCAGAATGACCCACGGCATTATACACAGAAAGATTACGAGTCTTAGCATTATAAACCCAAAGTTGCGAAGCACCAATAATCTCCTTAGGATCGATACTCTTATATTCATCATTGTTAGGTAGATAGTTCATCTTGGAAACCAGCACACTCGCTGGCTTTACCTTCTTCTTGCGTGGCTTACGAATAGTCTGACCAGCAGAATCCAGTTCTACCATATGATCGATTAGTCGCTTGATGAAAAGCGCCATGATTTTAAGAACTGGCTTACGCCAACCCTTATACGACTCAGCCAACTCTTTGTCTTTGCCTTCGAGGGCTTCGGTGATTTCATTGTATTGAGGACGGAAGTGTTCTGCAATCCTCTTCGCAATTTGCGGTTTAATTCCCTTCTCAAGGGACCACTTCTTAACATCGAACTGAATAACTCCTTCTTGGAAGAACACGTCCAACTGTTCTTCCAACTCGCCGATTAGATCGGACGCTTTATTGTTGATACGGTCCTGGATTGATACGATCTTGACAACTGCCGCTGGTTCTTCGTCGTTATCGATTGTAACAGCAGAAGCAAGTTGTTTGATTCTGGAATAGCAACGATCCCAAACACCATCAGGCAGATTACTGCCATTATGGAGCAAACGGCAGTTCCAACCGATGTTATGAAGATCAATGGCATTTACTTTAGAGAGTTTTGTGATTGTGTCTTTGTTGTATTTGATATACTTGAGGTAGGAGATTGTGAAGTTTTTGGCGTCCTCACTATTATAGAAATAGTTGAACCATGTGTATGCCCTGGCCATATCGCCCTGCGTGGCCTTTTCGGTGACTGTGGGTTCCGGACCCAGATACTTTTCATCAGCAAATTTAGGTCGTCTTACGGTAGCCGACTTTCTCACCTTTTTCTCCTTGTCTTTCAAGATGTTGTTTCCAAAGTTCGTAAAGTTCTTTTTCTAGTTGTGCTGCTTCTATTTCCCACGGCAGCTTTTTATAATCGACCATATGCTCATTGAACATAGTGCCTTGCCACTTTTGATAACTGCCATACTCCATATCTATAAGTTCTTTTCTAGCATACTGTTTGACGTGGACAAGTTCATGTGCCAGTGTCCGAAATAAAAATACAGGTCCAAGGTCTGCGTCAATTTCTATTTCAAACTTACGATGGTTCCTTGTTTCGTCATCTGTCCATGTAGCGAAACCAAAACACTTAGTATTCTTATATAGATTTTTCTTGAGTTTGATTTTGACATGGACATTTCTACTTAGGCGTTTCAAGAGGTAATCGCAAAAAAAGTTTGCTGCGGATCGAATTGATCTAGTATGAACCTTTTTTGCGCTACCTATGATCTTGATTGTTGCCATGTTATCCGAAGATGTATCCGTAATCTTTGAAGTCGTTGATCACACAGATACCATCCTCAGTTTCGCCTACATCATACTCCAATGCCTCGGCAAAGTCAATAGCCTGGTTAAGTGTATGAAATACTTCGCTTTCACCAAACGTTTCCTTGATAGCGGAAAGATTTCCTTCATATAATGCCTTATCAGCATTCCACTCACCATAGATGTTTCCAATGGAATGAGAATAAGAGACACGATATTCAGGACCCTTTTCTGTTTCCGTTAGAAGGACATAGATTCCGTTATCAACCGACATTATTCTTCTCCCTCGTCACCATCATTCATAAAAGTTGATTTGAACAAGCGAACAAACCAAGAGAACATGAAAGGTGCCCAAAGCGGAGCAGTCACCTCTACCCATGTCCAGTTCTGGAGATGGTCGGTCAACTTTAGACCAATGAACAGTAGTGCTAGACCGTCCATAAAGTTGATGCCATCGGACGAGGCTGACACGTTGATGATTTTGCTATTCTCGCTCAAGTTCTTCACCTTTGTTGGTAGATCCATAGGCATTACTTCTTCTTTCTTCCTTTGAGACGACGGGCTTTGCGTTTTGTTGAACCAATCTTACGACGACCCTTGCGAGGTCTATTCTTATGTGGATGCGCCATACTTACTCCCTCAATAGTGTTTTCACGGTTTTCACGGAATCATAACGAAAGGATCGCCATCCATCTGCGTCAATATCCCATACTACCTGAACATCATCATTCAACTGCCGAGCAGGCTTTGCTACCTGTCCATCATATTCTGATAGCATCTGCGGTAGCGGTACATATAGATCAGAAAGAGTGGCACGCATGGTGCGTTCCGTTCCATCTTTCTTCTCAAAGACAACGGTAACAACACCGTTCTTCAAGTCTTCTTTTAGTCCATACTTGTCAATCATAGTTTTCCTTCCTCATGTAGATTGGAAAGTTCATTATAGCCGCCAATGTAACGACTGTCAATAGTGATTACGGGAAAGGTTTTGGCAGTAGGATATAATGCCTTGATAGTCTCTCTGGAAAAGTCTCTTTCTAGTTTATATTCAATAAAGAACTTTCCTTGACTTCTTAGAAGTTCCCTGGCTTTGTCACAGAAGGAACATTCATCTTTGGAATAAATTACGATAGCCATGTTTACCTCATTGTCTTATATAATAGCAGAATCATTTTGGAATGTCAAGTGAAAAATCTAAAAACGCTAAATAGATGTAGGTCGCAGGATTGCCGTCCTCACCTACTCTAACGCTAAACAGGAGCGCCAGCATATGTCTTACTATATATACGCCTATATTCGTCAAAACGGAACTCCCTATTATATCGGTAAAGGAAAAGGTAAACGAGCCTGGAGTATTCATCCTGGTGTTTCTGTTCCTAAAGATCCTTCTCGCATAGTCATAATGGAATCAAACCTAACTAATGTGGGCGCCTGTGCTTTGGAGCGCCGATATATTAGATGGTTCGGTCGCAAAGACCTCGGCACTGGTATTCTCATAAACAGAACCGAAGGAGGTGATGGTAATACTAGTCCTCGTTCCGACGAATGGAAAAAAGAACATAGTGTAAAAATGTCAGGATCTAATAATCCTATGTTTGGTAAAACAAGAAAACCCATTGATCGTTCATATATGAAAACCGAAGAATATCGTAAGAAGATAAGTGAAGCAAAGAAAGGTAAACCTAATCTAAAACTCCGTGGTCGTGTTTTCACCGAAGAATGGAAAAGAAAGATTAGCGAGTCCAAGAAGAAACCCTTACTTTAGTGCTTTCACATGAGTTCGCCTAACTCTCAAAAAAATCCAATCGTTATAATAGTCCTCGGAAATCAAAGCGTTTCGGTCAAACTGTTCCTTCGCTTCCATATACGAAGCCTCGCCTTTACTCTTACATAGATAGAGGATTTCTCTTGTGAACTTTTCTTTGCCGAATAGATCAACATGCGAAAGGAGTTCTTTGTTTGAACCATAGTAATCCAGCCAATCCGAATCAACCTGTTTCTTCACTCGCTTACCTTTTCTCTTGGTGCTGCGAGTGAAACGAAACAGTTTCTTGCCTACATATTTCTTATCAGTGACCGTGTTTGTTATCAGATAAACAAACGCCACATATCCATCTGGTATTTCAGTAAGTGGTTCTTTGTTGTATGTCCATGCCATACAGATATATAGTCATCGATTTATAAACCAATCATATATCTTGGCAGAAACAACAATCAAAATACCGTAGACTATTACCAATAGAGGTGCGATAAAAAGAAGATATGTCCATGCGTCAATCTTCAAAGGCTTCTACCTCTGGCGGATACTTTTCGTTCCACACTACATCAAATGCCGGATCGATATCAAGATATCCTTCCATGCCTTTGACTTCAAACTCTTCCAAAACTTCTAATAGAATCCTGTATGTTTCTTCTCGTTCTAATACACCAACATCGCTTTCAACATACTGTTCAATAAACTGTCCAAATATGGCCGCTCTTTCTCCGGTCATCCTTCTTTATCCTTTCTGAAATAAGACATGTAACTTGTGACAGAATCGGAGAACATCTTATAACTGAAAGCCGCTGCGATAAACACATTTCTATACCATTCATAAACTAGATTTCTAGCCAACAAGTCCGACTCTTTTATTTTCTTTCTTCTGGGTCTTTTCTTTAGTAAAGACTTATCTTCTATCATAGTCTCAAAAAACTTTATTCTTCCTTCTATGTAAAGTTTGCCCTTCTCCACTTGAGGATCATTTCTCAAAAGTTTAGAAACTCTCCTTAGATGCTTTCTATTTCTCATTGAAATGTGGAGTTGTTCAAGTAAGATTTCGTCAAGTTCATTCATACCAAATTTTCTACAAACTGATCGGTTGCTGCTTCCCATGAGAAATGCTTTGCTCTCGCTACAGCATCTTCTCGTTTGAGATGGAATGCCCTACAAATGGCATGTTCCAGATCATCATCAAGATAACCAGACTTGCCTTCTTCAATGATATATTCATTCACATCATTATAAAAAGCAGCAACAGGTAGACCACATGCCATCGCTTCAAGCACGACAAGGCCAAATGTATCTGTCATGGATGGCCATGCGAACACATCTTGTACCTGTAATGTTCTAGCGATTTCTTCTGGAGTTTTTCTGCCTAGGAATATGGCATCTGGATATTTTGCTTTGTATTCTTCTAACTGTGGACCATCACCAATAATAAACTTCACAATACTTTCATTCGGTATCTTTAGAAATGCTTCTAGGTTTTTCTCGGCTGATACTCTACCTACATAGATAGCACGAATGACCTTTTCTACTTCCATCTTCTTCCAATTCGGATCGGGTTTGAAAAGGTCAGTATCAACACCACGAGACCATAACTTTAGGTTTTTGATACCCAATGAATTACAGTAATCAACCATGGCGGGGGTAGGAACCATAACACAATCGCTGTTTCTATGGAACCAACGAAAATACCGACCAGTAATTCTTGGTGGTATATAAGCATGTTCATAAAGATAATCTGGATACTTAGTATGGAACGATGTGGTATAGCGTCGTTTATACTTCTTGCAATAATGTCTAGCGGCAAGACCTATGCTTCCTTCTGTTGCTATGTGAATGTGGTTCGCATTCTTCACATATTCATCAGCGATACCCATAGGCAAAAGTGGCATATAAATGCCCGTTGATGGTTGTAGTGGAACTGTCACCTTGAACATACCAGGATGGACAACTTTTACATCATAACCACGCTTTTCAAGATGCTTGATTGTCGTCTTTAGTGTAGTGACAACTCCATTGATTTGTGGTTCCCAAGCATCGGTAAAAATTGTAATGTTCGTCATCGTCTTATAATCTCAAACTTTCCATTATAGTGTTCAACAAGTGCGGTGCAGGATTCTACCCAATCGCCGCAGTTCATATACTCAACATCATCAAAAGAACATATATTAGCATGATGAATATGACCGCAAACCACACCATCTACGCATCTCCTTTTGGCAGCATCAGCAACTACCTTTTCATAGTCACCAATAAAGTTTACTGCTTCCTTGACATTTTGTTTCGCCCATGCCGAAAGAGAAAATCCATTGATGCCAAAATAATTATATATGTTCTGTAGATATCTGTTTAGATCAATCATTCTATCATACAACCAACCGCCGATAAGAGCAAGCCACTTGGCGTTTGTTGTAATCAAGTCAAACTGATCGCCATGAATTACGAGATATCGCTTACCACTTTCACCATGATGGATAGTTTCATTCACCAATCTGATATTACCCATCTCGGTGCCAGCATACTCACGAAGAAACTCGTCATGATTGCCAGTTACATAATAGACTTCTACTGACTTCTTGGATTGCTTTAGAAAGAACTGAATGACTTCGTTATGTGCCTGAGGCCAATAGACTTTGTTTCGCATCATCCATCCGTCAATAATATCACCAACCAAGTAGTATCTATCGGCTTCGGTTTCTTTGAGAAACTCCAATAGCTTTTCAGCATTGGAGTATTTTGTGCCCAAGTGAACATCTGATATAAAGATAGCACGATACTTCTTTTTCTCTTTGTTCTTCAACACCGCTCCTTTGGTTAGAAGGCAAGACTATTTATAAAGCTGAAAACAAAAGGGCAGTAATCGTGATAAGCATGACTAATGAGAATGCCCAGTTAGTTGCCAGTCCTATCATACCAAAGATTGTGATTAGTATGATGAGAGACATGATGGTGCGAAACTTTTCGTCGGTCACGGAACAATCCTAATAGTTGTGTTTGGATCATGCTTTACAATTTCATATAGAGTGGCAGCATTAGCAGGATGTAGCCTGACACAGCCATGAGAAGCAGGCCGACCAAGATTGCCAACATGGGGAGTAGCATGAATGGCATATCCACCAGAGAAGAAAATAGAGTTCGGCATAGGTGCATTATCATACTTCTTTGAGTAATGCATTCTCTGTAGAGAATACGGATGAAATGTGCCAGTTGGTGTATAAAAGCCCTTACGAGCCGTAGACACAGGCCACTGATAAGAACCATAATCACTATCAACCTGCATCATCTGGTGAGACTTGCTAACAGTGATATTGGTTTCAGCAAACGCCGGTGTAGTCAGCAACGTTACGAGGGCTAGACTTAGCAACTTCTTCATTCTCTTTCTCCTTCACAGTAAGTTCAAGTGGTACAACAAACTTTTGCCATGCCATAAAATCCTTATTAGATTCTTTTATGGCATATATGATATGTGGTTGATAGTTTTTCCGATCAAAATACTGTGACACAACCAAAAGATCATCTACTGTATAGTTGCGTAGATGATCCCTTTTCATCATGTTATCAAGTTCTTCTCTGGTATTGATAACTCTTGCCTTGAATGATAGTTCTATTTGACTCATTTACTTCTCCATTAGCATGTAATCTTACCAGGACATTTGTCGTGCGGACAAACATATCCCATAGGTAATAGTCTGCCAAGACCATCTGTAAAAGAAATACCACAGATTTTACATTTCACTTCGCCATAATCAGTTGGAAGTTGGTGTTGAGAAGGGACCGTCCAGTCCCTCCATAGTTTTCCTATTTCCATACCATCACGAATACCTTGTTTGTATCCTTCTTTCCAATCTTCGCTCATATTTCACAACTTCCTGAGGTACAAGCCAAAGTCTGAACACCTTCAACATTATCTTCCATTTCAACCAGAGAGTCCCAATCGAGAGACTTTGGAATAGATGGTAGCATTAGATTATAAAGGTCTTCGGTGATTTCCTCATATGGTGCCTGACGATATGAACCACCATCATGTGGCAAGAATGATACGCCAGACATTTCATCAAAATGACGATACACCCACGCACCAACATCCATCCATTCATGCTCTCTTACATTGATGGTAACGGATGGCTTGTGTTCGCACCATGCCTCCTGATATACTGCCCAAAGTTCAAGGTGCTTGATGGCGTCAATGTCGTCTCTAACGACAGCGCCCTTTGGCGCTTTCATTGGGAATGAGAAGACAGTTGTGGATTCTGGCTTCATAACATCTGGTTCCCATGGCACACCCTTGTCCTTCATAAACCGTGTGAGAGGATCTTTATTATCAGCCCGAACACGACGAATATAGAAGTTAGAATGGCGAGGATGGATACCACTGGCCGAATCGCATAGTTGAGATACAGTACCAGAAGGTTTAACGCAAGTAATAGCAGCAGCGGGATTGATTCCAAGAGTAGTTGCGAGTCCATTGTTTACCTCAATAGCAAAGTCACGGAGAGAAGCAAGACGCTCCTTGATGCCTTTGTCTTCTGGATTGTTGAATAGTTTGGAGTCATAGATGCCTGTGAGAGATACACCAAGTAGTCTTTCTTCCTCAGCATTCTTCTGCCAAATCTTTCTTAGGTAGGGAAAATCCGTAAGAGTAGACTGAAAAGTACCAAGGATAGTCGCAATCTCAATTTTGTCACGAATAGTTTCCATGGTGTCTCCGGCTCTAATAACAACCTCGGTAAGATTACAAAAGCCATACGGTCTAAGGATGATTTCAGAGCATGGGTTTGTTCCAAAAAGTTGGTCAGCATTTCTGCGGCCATTTCGCTTTGCGATTTTCTGACATGCTTCACGACTGAATAGACCTCTCTCACCCGACTTGGAATCATATAGTGCTAGCCACTCGGACATGAATGATCCGATTTCCGGCTTCTCGTTATAGACCGCAGAGTTGTTAGACAATGCTCGCTGTGGATTTGCTTCCCACCAAGCACCTGCCTTAGCATGTCTCATACGATCATCGGAAAGATTAGACAAGGAAATCATAGCAGAACGGCGAACACCACCGACTACCACAACCTCTCCGATTTTACACATAATATCATGGCACTCTAAGGATGTCAAGCGGCGTCCATGAGCATTCCTGAAAATCTTTACAACAAACTTGAACAGTTCGGAAAGTGGACCAGGACCAGAAGAACGACCGCCAAATGTCTTTAGTGGAGCACCAGCAGGACGAACCTTTGTTAGGTCCCACTTTGGAACTTCACCAGCATAAAGAAGTGAGATAAGCATACGAAGTGCCTTTGCCCAACCTTCCTTAGAATCACGAACAGAAATGATAGTTTCGGAATCAAATAGTTTTTCTGGAATCTCTGGTAGCTGATTGATAAACTGGCGCTCAACAGAGAAGCCAACACCAGTGCCACAAAGAAGAATAAACATTGCTTCGTCAAATGCCTTAGGATCATCAACAGGCAAAAACGAACAGTTATAACCACAAGTGTTATCACGCTCTAATGCCTTGCCAGCAGTCATCAAGGCACGCATAGAAGGCATAACCTTGAGGTCATACATGGCGTTATAGAGACGAGGACGAATGTCTTTGATGTTGTAGTTGTATTTGCTTTGGAGATGATTCTCCATGAAGTCTAGGTATCTATTGATAGTCTCGCCCCAGTTCTCACGGCGATTTAGTTCTGGTAGGTATCTTGAGTATCTGCTTTTGTAAATAAATTCCTGATAAAGTGATTCCATTATTCTTCCTCTTTCTTATTCGTATATACTATCTGCTCATCTTTAGGTTTCTCAATACGATTGATCACTTTATATGGAGCATTACTGACACATTTGTTTGAATGTTCCATATACATATATTCCCAACCACTGTTCTTTGTCAACTTTGCAATAGTTAGTTTCTGTGATCTCTCATACTGGATGACCCAATAGAATCCTGGAGTATAGTTACTCATTATTCTTCCTCTTTCTTTTCCATTTCCATAATCTGTTTATACTGTTTCAGACCTTCTTCCTTGCCGTGAATAGCTTGAAGGTCTTTGTGTAAGTCGCTATCACTATATTCTCGTCTATACTTTTTATATGTTTTGTTCGCCTCTGAAATCGTTTGGTCAAGTTTTGTCAATGCTTCGTCAATCATGACCGAAATTCCTTGCGATTTGCGATTCTCGTCAGATCCTCATATGAATAAGATGTTGGTTGTCCCCAACCTTTTTCCATTCTTTTGTGGATGACTATGATAGTATCATTTGTCATACCAATACTTCTTCTAAACTCAAATAGAATGTCTAAACATTTTCTATCAGGATCACTGTAATAGTTCTTTAGATATTCTGCCGCATCCCTCATAACATTAGGATCAATCATGACCAAAACTTCCACCAAGGTTTCTTTTCAATGAGAGGTACCTCAACAAATTTATTATCCCAATAATCCCAAAGAGAAGGAAAGTGCATTAGAATTTGCTCTTGTGCGGAAAGAGCAACCTGACGGTGTTCCTTCTGTGTGCCTGGTTCGGCTCTAACGTCAATGTAATGAATCCAAGAACGAAGTGTCCCTGACATATATAGACGGGTTGTGGTTAGACCTTCTGGTAGAATTGCTCTGGCTTGTTCTTTGGCCATGCCCCAACTTATAGCGTTTTTATAACGCTCTTTAGCAAGATCAGTTATTTCTTCCTGAACACTATTCCATTGAAACTTTAGACCGGAAGCATCGATATCTCCAATAGACGAAGAAATCGTTTCATCTGTAATCTCAATACTATTCTGACGATTCTTGGCATCCTGTAGTCTTGCTTCTCTCGTTACAAACTGCATGTCCTTAGTAGGATCAGCATAACGCTGGCTAAACTCTTGGAATGAGAATGAACGATGGCGAATGATCTGGTGAGAGATATCACGGGTTGTATTGATTTCCATTGTGATAGACACCATCTCAAAAGGACTCCAGTGCTTATGTTCAATGAGGTACTTTAGAAGTTTTGGTGCGGTTAGTGTGTTGTGTTGATTAGATGGATTAGATACTCTTGCCGTGTAGGCGATAAACTCTTCGGCAGACATATCTTTTTGATAACTAGATGTATGATTTCTGCCTGTTGCTTTACAAAATTTAGTCTGTTCAACAGTAGTTTTCATAAGCGGTTGTGTAATAGCAATAATCTTAGCGTCGTTCATTCTTTATGTCCTCAATCAATTCTGCCATTTCTTCAATTAGTTTAGGTAATAATACAAAAGCAGCGCCCCATGTATGTTTATTCATAAGGTGCTTATAACGCTTCACATATTCGTGTGGTGATATATGTTTTAGTTCTTGTTCAACCCACTTAGCATCATAGATGATCTTAGCGTCGTTCATACTCTGCTCCACTGGTTCATTTTCATTGTCGCTTCTAATCCTGCAAAGGTATTAGTATCTATGATGTGCTGGATATGGGAAGGATGCATTCCTGCCAATACCATTTCATTGATATCTTTCTCTTTGATATCCGTAGGCCATACACAAATCTTTCTACCCATGTCGATTGTCTTCCGCATGTTGCTTACGATTTGCTTGTTTCGAGGTTCATTATCATAGACGAAAACATAGTCGTAGTCAAGACCTACGATACTAGCCGCAACATACAAACTTGCATCCATAGTAGCCAGGCTATTGTCAATAAAAAGAGAGTCGATGGGACCCTCAACCACATACATAGTGCGACTAACATCAACTCTATCCCAACCAAATATCTTAGGAACTGTTTCATCTGCCTTGATCGTTATGTATTTGATTTTGGAAGGACCGATTGCTCGACCTTGAACGCCTAGAAGATTGCCTTCTTTGTCATGGAAAGGAATGATGATGCGTTCTTCTTTATATAGTTGTTTGTCGTTTTCAGGAAATAGGTCCTTGACAAACTTTGAGAAGTCGTCCGTATAGAATAGATGGTCGATAGGAACTTTTCTATCTTCCATATACTTTCTGGCATGATGCTTTGGACTCAACTCCGAAAGTTTGGTGGTTACAATAGTCTTAGGCTTGGAAACAAACACAGGCTTGGACACAAAGTCATTTACATCCACTTTGGTGTTTGTTGTATTGGACTGAACAAACGATTCCAACTGATACTCATTATAGAGAACAGGATCCACATAGCGAATGAACTTAGACAACGCCATAGTGGAACCGCAGTTATGACACATAAAGCCAAAGTGTTCCTTTCGCTTATAGATGTAACCACGGGTCTTGATTTTGTTCTTTTGGGAATCGCCACAAACTGGACAACGGAAGTTCCATAAAAATTCTCCCCGCTGCTTGAACTGTGAAAGTTTAGGAGCGAGGAGAGAAATATACTTTTTATCGATGTATACCGACATAGATCACCTGTTCATAATGAAGTTCTATTCTATATTATCCTTGACGCTGTGTCAAGTTATTTCTTTAGGTATGGCTTCATTTGTTGGAGAACTTCCCTTAGACTATCGATTTCCTTTCTAAGGTCTTGACGGTCATTGTCCACTACAGGAATACGAGAATCCAACTTTGACTTGATGGAATCTACGGTTTCTTCTATGCGAGTTACCTTTGTTTCAAGGTAAGTTACTTTTTGTTGAAGTTCCAGGTCCTTCATTTTGAAGTCGCCAATGGTCATAAAGTAGGCAGCAATAAGACCACCCACCGCAATAATGGCGGTGATAAAGTGTGGAACTTTCTCTACGATACCACCAACCGCATCATTATCGTCGTTGGTGTTGTTGTTAACCATTGTTGCTTCCATTCCTTTTCTTGTCCTGTCTATCTCTTCTTGGGATAGCGAGCATAACACATTTCACCGGTGCTTTCATTTCTCAATACAATCCCTCTCCCAGGATTCTTTGCGGCATATTCTCTAATCTCGGCAAAACAATCATCTTCATCTAGGTACTTGCGCCAATGTTTACCTCTGCGCTTTTCCATCTTGGCATTATGAAAAACTTTTGATGACACCTCGAAGACAACCGAACCAGCAAATGTTTCACAATCTTCTACAATAGGATTTGGTGCTTTTCTTCTAAGCATATTTATAACGACAGGTGTAGGAGTTGATTTCTCATTACGCTGTCTTCTTCTTTGTGCTTTCTTAGAAACACCAGGTTCGCCCATTGGTCCGATACCTGCACCGGCGATGGCACCAGAACCTACATTGTTTGTCGGCGCATCTTCTTTGATTGTCATATTTTCCTCAATCTATCTGCTATGGATAAATCCACAGGTATTTCTTCTTGCCTGACATAGTATTTATCAAACGAAGCCTTTAGATGGTCGGGCATATAGTTCAAATATATCAGTATTGTTTTCAGAACAGGATAATCTTCTTGATCTATTTTGTAAAATAGCATATTGACGGTGGGTTCAACACCAAAGACATTGGCTAGAATGATAACGTGGTTTAGAACAAGTCTCTCCTTGAACTCACCAGTTTGTTTATACTTTCTCAAAAGGCGCTTGATATACTTGATGCGCTTTAGATCGTCCTCAAACTCCGATTGGATGATGTGAGGACGATCATAGCATTTCGCCGCATATATCAAGAAGTTTCCATCATTTAGATCAAGCATTACTTAGTTCTTACTTCGTTTCATTTCCTTCATGATCTTATACTGATAATGCCTATTAGAATGATTATACAATCTTCTATAGAACATTTCGATTATTGTCTTGGCAGTTGTTCCCTCAAATAACGATGGTATAAGACCATGAACAATAGAAGCAATACCTGTGCCTATTAGGATGAAGCCAGCATATACGGCCCATTTGAGGTGAGCCGTATATGTAGTATTACTTTCTTTTAGATGATCACTTATTTTCTTCACGCTTCTTTGCTTTCCATGCTGTAGCGTAAGCAATAGACTTTTCTTTGGCAGTTAGACCGTCCTTAGAATAGCCTTTCTTGATGTGCTTTACCATGCGCTCAAACTTTGCGCCTGGAGGTGCCTTTTCTTCTAGTCTATCAGATACTCTTTCAAGACCTTTCTTTCTTTTCTTGATGGCGTGCTTGAACTTGCCTTCTGTGTCAAGGCCTTTTCTAACAACTTCTTTACTTACATTGCGGTCTGCTTTAGCCGCACTCTTGTATGCTTTGAGAGTTGCCTGCTTTAGTTCATCAATCTGTGTTTCTTCTTTAGCATGAACTTTTACATTCTTGCCTTTGATCTTGTCTTTAGCAAGGTTAGGAGATAGCATTCCTTTACGAAAAGACTCGGGTGTTGCGTAATCCTTGTTTCGATCTTTCTTCTTCGCAAGGTAACTTCTAAGAGTCTTTTTAGAAACCTCATCAATCTGTTCTTCTTTGACTGGCACACAGTTAGGCACCTGGCGGCCGCCCTTCTTCTTCATGCCAACCATTTCATAACCCTTCCAGCAAGGATCTTTATCTTCTTCCATCTTATTGGCAGCATACTTAGCAAACTTGATGCCTTGCTTGTTCTTCTTTTCGCCTTTATGGAATGCCTGAACATAAGAATACATATCAGGTTCTTTCTGGGCATCCTTCTTCATCTTATCGGACTTTACATAAGCATGATGGGCAGCACGGCTAGCAAGACCAGCGGATACTTCATCAATCTTTTCTTCTTTTAGACGCTTATGTGCCATGGTTAGACCTTTTAGTCTTTTTCCAATGGTCTTTTCGTCTTTTGCCTTTTCTGATTCTGGTCTATCCTTAAACTTAGGTTTACCAAAAACGTCCGTCATATCTTTGCCGGCCCTTTCGTGAAAGCGGTCATCTTCTCTCTTACCAGCAGCATATGTATAGGAGGCGTGTGCCCTCTTTCTATATCTGTTTGCTAGTTCCTTAGAGATTTCATCAATCTGGGTTTCTTCCATGTAAGCATTCTTAGGCATAGAAGCATTTACTTTTGCCTTGCCTTTCATCTTCTTATCAGCAAGAGCAATACCTTTTTCTCTTTTTCTTGCTAATGCCTTAGAAGGAGAAGGATCATCACCCATAGATTTGGTGAACTTAGTTTCCCAAGTAGCATCGCCATGGGACTTTTCAGCACCTCTCTTATAGCGAACAAGTTTGCCTAGAGATACTTCGTCAAGTTCAACTTCTTCTTTTTGATTGGCACGCTTTGTCATTTTATCATACCAAGCTTGGCTTTTCTTTTTACCAGACCTGACAACATCTTTTATCTTATTCTTAGCAACGATTTTTTGAATCGCTTTAGTTGAATCATCTTCGTCAATCTGCTTTTTCATCATAACTTTGATGGCAGACTGGGTGCTTGGTGAGTCTCCTTGGCTACAGTCGCAATCGTCTAGAACAGTATGTGCCTTTTCTTTTGGTGCAGCGGCCTTAGCAACTGCCTGACGGACGGCAGCATCGGTTTCTTCTCCAAAAACATCACCAACTTTTTTACTAGGCGAATTACCCAAAAAATGACTTCTTGGATTTTTGGAATTTAATTCCTTCATCTTTTTCATCATTTCTTTTTTACTGCCCTGAGCAACAATTTTTTTACTATCGGCATGAACAACTTTATGTGAAGTTGAATGACGAATCGCTTCTTCTAATGTTTCCTCAGCGACCATACTTTCAGCCGCACCAATCTTGGATTCTAGTTCTTTATCATCCACAATCTTGGCTTGTAGATAATACATGGAACCGACTAGATGATAGTGAAAGAAAAGATAATACTTGGCAGGAACTTGATTGATCCATTCACCTGTATCGGTGAAGCCCATCTTGTTACCAAACTGATTTACTTCCCATACTTCAATACCATGTCTACCCTCTAGATAGACTTTCTTTGGTAGATGAATGTGGAAATATGCTAGAGCCTTGCGAACCTTATTGAGTGAAGCATAAGGTGTTACACATGGTCTGGCAGCGATACCAGCTAGAATGCCATTTACTTCGTCTCTAACGGCGTCACGCTCAATGTCGATGCCCCCACTAGCGAGGGCACCGATTGTGATTTCTTCGTTTAGGTGTTCACGGAAAGTTTTCATATAACTCTCCTTATGGTGTTGTTACGGCAGCGTTTGCGGATGTAACTGTGTTTGCTCCAGCTGCGGAAACTAGAACACGGAAGGTGTTTGCGTTTGCGACTGCGGCATTTGCGACAAGAGTTGGTGAAGTATTGTTGAAGTAAACACCAGCTGTATTTGGAACAGATATCCAACCAGCACCAGCGTTACGCTGCCATGTATAGGATAGTGTAGCGCCTGTTGGTGTTGATGCAGCAGCAACAGTTAGATTGACATTGCCGGCACCATTTGCGCTTGTTGGCTGTGTGGTAATGCGTAGTGTAAAGTCTGGGAAGTTAGTGTCATCGGAACCATCGGTAGCGATAGAACCTGTAGCAACTAGAACTTCGTATGTTACACGACCAGCACGAAGACCGGTGCCTTCTTTACGAAGAACCCAACCGGAGTGTGGGATTCTTGGATTAGCACGGACTTCGTTTGTGTCTACAGCAAACTGTCCGATTGCTAGATTTGTTGTGATGGCAGACATGGTAACATTGCCATATAGATTGGCACGATTACCAGGTGTGGTTGCCTGATTGACCTGAATTGTTGCTGCAATGTCTGAATTGGCAGCGTTGTCTTTATTACCCCATAGTGGCATTGTAGTTTCCTTTAGTTAGTTAGAGAGGTGTTCTGCATACCCTGTTTTGCTGGATCCAATTCTACAGGATCAGCGGGTTTGCCCGTCTCGGTTGTATTTGCTTTTATTTGTTGTCTCTTAGAGAGGACTTTTTTACGATCCTCTCTTACGAGTTTCTTTACATCATACGGATGTTTCATCATACTATCCTATATTTATTTGCACCAACGGACACGACAGACTCAGCAATTTGACTATTTTGAGAAGTTCTGTTCTTTGCCTCTTTTTCATTATCAAGACCAGCACCACCTTGATGCCTTGATCCACTTACAGGTGAATTGGTACGATCAAGAGGATCACTCTCTCTACCATAATTAGGAGTCATAGCATCCGAGCCACCTTTTGGTGTAGTGACTGCTGTAGATGCTCCAGGAACGCTACTATCTGTTCTTGGTGTTGCTGGAGCGGGTGCTGCTGACTGCTCTGGACCTTGTGCTTTTTCAGCCTTTGAAGGATCAAAGGCCTTTAGTCCCTTAGGATCAAGTCTCTTTTGAATAACAGAAGGATCATTTGCACCACCCTTACGTGCTGTCAATCCTTTAAGATCATTCATATACTGACCTAAGGTAGCATTCGGATTACCTACGTTTTTTCTATATGTATCTAGATCAGACTTAGAAACAACGCCGGGTTTTGTTGCTGTTGATGCAGCAGGCGGTCTTGTAGTTGTGCCAAGACTAGTAGGTCTTACTGGTGGACGTGGAGCCATAGTTACTGATCCGCTACCACCAGCATTAGTCGATCCCGCAGGTCTAATGTTTTGTGAGCCTACTGCCTGTGTGCGTCCAACTTGTGCTGCGGCCGGCGCCGCTGGCTTTGGCATACTATTTAATTTAGCCAACGCTTGTGCGGCCGTAGGTCTCATTTGCTCGGATACCGACTTACCCGTTTCCGGTGCGCCTAGAAAGACGAATCTTCCTTCATATGCTTGGCACGGATTCTCTTTAGAATAGCACCGGCAACTTTCTTGCCACGCTCTTCGGATCCATACTTCTCACCAGCTTTAGCAGCAATCTTAGAGAACATCTTGCCTGGCTTACCAATATCTTTACCAGCACGGGCAGCCTTTGCTGAATATGCCGCTTCGTCAAGTTCATAACCTTCTGGTAGATTTGGTTTTGTATGTTTTCCAAGACGACTTTTGATATCGGCCTTTGTGTCTTTGGTTGCAGACTTAGTAAGTTTGCCTTTTTTAGTAAAATGGCCTGAATATCCATCCTTATGAAAATCTGTATTGCTAACATCAGGAAGTTTTGCTTTTCCTGTTGGCTTTTGATTTCTTGCACTCTTGCCAGGAAGATTCTTTTCTTTCCATCTATAAAGACGATTACTTCTATTCCAGTTGCCATCCATGTCATCATGCGTTTCTGCACGACGATATGCCTGCATTGCTGTCTTAGCAGTTGGCTTCTTTAGTTCATCAATCTGTATTTCTTCTTTAGCAAGTTTTCTATATTCCTTTGCCTTGTTCTTAGCAGCCTTAAGATCGGACGATGCCTTGGCACGATCCATCAAAGCCGATGCACGACCTCTCTTAGCTGCGGATTTTTCTGCACTTCTTTCATGCCCAACTGCCTTCCCATAATGACGCTCGAATTTTTCATCATCGTCTTTTTCATCAGCCTTGTCAGCTTCACCATGATGAAAATTGGCTCTGGCTTTATGTGTTTGATAGTCGTCAGAATGTTTGCGACGAATATCTGGTAACTTACCCTTACCATAAAGTTCATCGATCTGTTCTTCTTCCATCTTGCCTGCCATCTTAGCAGCACGGAAGCGAGAACCCCAAACTTCGTCCTTTGGAGACTCTATCTTGCCGTCCTTGTCATAGTCTTTGTCGGCTTTTTCTTCTTTGGTAACACCCTGCTTCATAAGTTTGCGACCATGTTTTAGCATACTTACGGGAGCATTGTAGTTATTGTTGCGACCTTCGGGATTATCGTGACCGAGTTTCATAGCAACGGCATCACGCTTACGACGATTTATATCATCTTTCTTTGGACGATCACGTATTTCATCAATCTGTTCACCTTCCTTCATGCACTTATATGCTTCCTCAAGGCGAGCATCATAAGCAGCAAGATCCTCACGGACAACTGCCTTACGAGAATAGACACCGAACTCCTCGTTTACAAGGGCTTCGGCCTTACGACGAATCTCACCATCCTGCATGGCGGACTGGACTGCTTCTAATAGCGGGTCCTTCTTTGTTAGAAATGGATTACTCATTTTTGTTTCCCTTTTAGTTTCTTATAATATAGAAAACTCTATCTTATTTAGTCTTTTTGTATTTTCTTTTTCCAAACAATGCTGTTTTTTCAAACTCTGCGTTCACATCAGGTTTTACTTCATCTTGACTCATTGTGTTTGGAGTCATGCCCATTGATCCCATATAAGGGTCAATCAGGCTTTCTTTTCTCACTTTTTCAGCCGTTTCTTTCATCTTTTCTTCGGCTAGTTTGCCATACTTTGCTTTGAATCTTCTACGAGTTTCTTCTTTCATCATCCAACGGTCAATAGGAGACCATAGCTGATTTGGTTCACCAGTAATGAAAGGATTATCATCGCTTGTTATATCACCGACAAATGAAGGATTCTTGGCAGAGGTAAATGTCTGACCAAGGCGATCCGCTTTGATGGGTAGATTGCCAAAGACTTTAGTTTCATAATAACCCATATCTCTTGTCTTACCTGGCTCCTGACCTGGCGTATCTTTCTTATAACGATCTGTTAGCTTAGGTGTGCCCCAGTTTCCTGCGCCACCTACTGGATTGCTCTTTGCCTTTGGTGAGAAGTCCGAATACTGTTCTAGCATATTCTCAAAGCGGCGGTCCATATCACTGGATAGAAACTCTTCCACTTCTTTGGAAATGGAGTCAACGAACTTATTGTATGTCTCAACAATAGTATTGGCGTCAAGGTCATTCTTTACCTCAATAACCTTCTCAAATAGCTGGTCATAACGATTTAGATTGAACTGTGCCTTGCTCCACTTTTCATAACGCTTTTCTTCGGCAATGACACGACCACCAGTGGTTGACCTTGCTTCGTTACGCTGTCTGGATACATCATTGCTGGTATTCACAAATAGCATAATCGTCTTGTAACCGGCACTCTCAAGGATATTCTTGATTTGTCTTGTTGCTTCATAGTCTGCCATGGTGCCATTGACTACAAGATTATCACCATTACACTCTTTGATGGAAAACTTGTTATCTGATACTTCTCTAAAGCCATGTGGTAGAATAGCTTCTTTTAGTATCTTGTCTTTGCCTGAACCAGGAACACCACCAAGAACGATTGCCTTATGTTCTATAACATATGACTTACCAAACATATCTGGATTAGCCTTGCCGAACCAACGCATTACTTTACCTGCTTCCGAGTTTGCTTCGTTTTCAATATCTGAACCAGTTGAGCCTTCTTGCTTGATATCTTTACCGAGTCTACCATCTTCGTTTTGTTTGTGATGGACCAGTTCATGTGCGACAGTTCTAAAGATGTCCATTGGATGACGATTCTTTGTCATAACGATTAGCTTCTTCTCACCTGGTGAATAACCACCAAATGATGGCTGGTCGCCGTGATCGTCAGCTTCTTTGTATTCTATTTCAGGAGGTTCTACAATGCCAAGTTTGCCGACAGTAAAGTCAATAAAACTTTTCAGCATACCATCAAACTCTTTGCGAGATAGATCCTCGGTTAGAGTATCTTCTTTGAGATATGATTTGGCTGCGGTGAAAATCTTCTTGGCTAATGCTCTATCGGCGGTAGGTGCGGTCTTCATAAACTCGCCAAACTTGCCACCACGGATATATTCACGCATCTGTGTTCCAGATACGCCTGCCTTACGACCGCCAGAGTTGATTACATCAAAGCGTCTAAAGGCATAGTTTTTGTTCTTATCAAACTTTGGATTGTCTCTAGGCAGAACATATTTGCCAATGCTATTCTTGAACTCTGCTACACGGTCACCACCTGTAATCATTGTCACATCTTCGACGCCTTCATCGGAGAGTTTTTTACAAATAGCAAATGCGGTTGTAGCATTTGGATCGTCAACGATATTGATGCCAGGGAATAGCTGGCGAAGAAACATTACTTTTTGCTGATATGGAAGAGGATTCTTTTTAGGATCCCAGGACTTGGAGGTATAAACTCTAAACTCGGCGCCAATCTTTCTAGCATAGTTAGCACCGAAGTGGATCATTTCAGCATGGCCTTTTGTAGGTACCTGGAAACGTCCGAAAATGAATACAACTTTTTTATTGAACATACTCGCTCCCTCTGCGGGTTTATTTGCTTATTTATATAACTTTTTCTTTCTTGCCTCTTTTACTATCTTACGAATAGTTTTGACGATAGGCGTAGGCTTCTTTTCGGGTTCCTTTTTCATTACTTGCCCCAGTTCTTTACAGCCAGGAAGTTGGCTCTACTAAACTCCATACGATCCACTAGTTTGACAGCATCACCACCAGTTGACCAAGCAGCCACATATCCTTCTGGAGTTGTTACTTTATAGCCACCATCGGCTGTATGTAAGAATGTGCCTAGATCATTCACCATGTTGAACTTGGCAATCAGTAGCATCTTGGCATCAATCAATAGATTTTGAAGCTGGAATATCTTCTTTAGATCGGAAGCATTCTGGCGATACCATCTAAGGATCATATCTCTTTCAGCCTTGCGCTTTGCTTTAGTCGCTGGCATCTTGGCGTCGTCTATTTGCTTTTGATACTTGTCGCCAACCCATTTGATTAGCTGTGCCGTATGGCCCGCACCCATATGTTCACCAGCACGAATGCGCTGATTATAGAAGGACATAATCTGGATTCTTTGTGTTTCGTTTGTAGCAATGAAGTTCATTAGTGAGGCAGGTATTGTTCTGAATAGTGAACCAGCTTGTGATAGAATGCCTGTTAGTCTAGCATTCTCTGCCTTTGTAAGAGTAGCACGACCAGTAACATCAACAAACTTATTTGATCTAT